CCAAGAGCTGTCTTAAAGCAGAGGTCGCCGTACGCGATAATCCACCAATCATGTGAATCAGACCGAAACCGTAGAACCCCAAACCCGGTAAAAATTTAAAATGAACAAAGTATTCGATCTTTTGTTTTTTAGGATCGTTCTGTTCAAAATTTCTTTTAATAGATAAAACTTCTCTTGACCCTTCATCAATTGTTACAATGTAAGGAAGTTTAATTCCTGTTGGTTGTCCGTCTATTCCTACATCTTCAAAACCTTCAATGTCAAGATTAACGTGGCACTCTAATAGAGTGTACATTTCTTCTGCTTTGCCTGTTTTTTTAGTTCCGTCTAATTCTCTTTCTTTTTTAGAAACTTTGTCTTCTGTTTCAGAAGGTTTAGTTATTTCTACATCTCTATAAAAACCATTTACTTGTTGTTTACGTAAAGCGTTTTCTGAAATTTTAATTACATGAATAATCGCTTCCGCATCCTCTAATGAGGTAGCAGAATACGGAACGACTAAATCATCTGCTGGAACAAACTTTGATACAGCTCGTCCTAGTAAATCGTCATAATAAACTTTTTTAAATGTTGAACCTGCAAGAGGTAAGTGAAATAACATTTGGTCAAATTCTGGTTCATACTCTTTCATAATATCCATAATTTGATAGTTCATAAAATCTTTTACTCTTTGTGACTGTTGTTCTTTTGGTTGATTAGATACACCCAATATTTGTGTTCTAACTGGACCCTCAGCCGGTAATAATTCTTTATAAGCTCCTGCTTGAAATTGTGTTACAGCTTCAGCAAGAACAGGGTGTGTTGCACCACTAGCGCCTTGAAAAGGTTCTGCTCTGTTTTGGTAATTAAATCCTAAAAGATCTAACCCTTTTATATAACTATCTTCCCAATCTTTTCTTGATGATTTATAATCTTGATAGTTAGAATGCATATCAGAACCAATAGGATCTAAAATGTCATCAGGTAATAATTCTGCAAGGTTGTCAAAATGGTTTTCTGTTCCAGGAATTTTTTTCATACCCGGTTCAAAATCTAATTCAACACCACCATCATCTAACGGCGTAACATCAAAAGGCATGTCAGAATCAGTGCCTTGATCTATAAGATCAACTTCTAATTCTGGTCTTTCAACTTCAACTTTGTTATTTATGTTTGGTAGGGCTTTTTCTATGTCGGCCATTTATTTTTCCTTTTGTAATTGTTTTAACTTGTTTTAAGGGAACTTTCAACCCTTGTGGGTTAGGACCTCTTAATGGAGGTATAGTTCTTGTCAACTTTTTTATCATTTTTTAAAATCTGACATGTTATCTTCAAATATAGTTCCTTCTTCAATAACATCATCAGGAACACCATCTTCAACGTCTTTCATCTTACCATCTTCATCTGGTCTTGCAGTATACTCTTCATACTCTTCAACTTTTCTAGAACCTTTTTCACCTTTTATTGGAACTTCATCTACTTTATAGCTCATGTAAACTTCTTCATAGCCTGGAACATCCATATCACCTTTTCTTGTAATTTCAATATTGCCAGCAAAGTCTTCCTCCATATAATAATCATCATATTTATATGCAATAGTTTTATCTTTTGTAGACATTGTTTCATCACCCATATTTTTAATTTTTTTAACAAGATTAAAAAAGTATGGTGGCACTCCGCTTGTTTTTGCAACTTCAGCTGTAGCTTTTTCTGCAACTTTAGTTGCTGTTGCAACCTCATCTCCAACTCCTAACATTTTAGCAAGAACAATTGTTGCACTAGCACCCGTCATTTGTAAAAATTGTCTTCTGTCCGTGCCGCTTGCTGTTAACACAGAATCAATATCTTCTTCTAACAATTGTTTAGTGTCATCATTAACAGGTAAACTTTTTGATTTAGCATAAGCTCTTAATAATTTTAAACCAGGAAATATAGGTGCAATTAACTCTCCGCCAAGTGCAGCGGTCTCTGCAACCTTAACAGGTAGTGATGAACTACCTCGTTCTATCATTTTCTTTTTCTCTTCATTAATTAATGTATCAAGGCCTACTAGTTTTTCTGTTGATGTTGGTGTTATGTTTTTTAAAAAATTTTTAAATATAGGTCCACCTACAAATTTTACATTATTATTTTCTGGTACTTCACCATAGTCAAGTATCTCATTATCATCTTCTCTTGCGTAAGATGATTTAACTTTAAACATTGGTTTTTGTATTAAATCAGAAATTAATTGACCTGTTGCAGGAAGTATTCTTGTACCAAACTCACCAATTCTTAATAATGATCGCACACCTAAATCTGCATAGTATGGAATGTTTTTTGGATTTGCTAAATCTGCAACTTGTGCAATACTAGATTTACTATCGTCAAATGTAATTGGTGTGTCGTCTAATGTAACACTATCAATGTTATTAAATTTAAATTCTAGTTCGTTTAAAAAATCATCACCTTCAAGTTGCGGGTTTGGTGTACCATCTTGAAAGTTAACTCTTCCGCCTGTTGCATAGTTCATAATCTCTTGATCAGGGATCACGCCTCCTGATGCTTTTCCTAATCCTTTTCTTTCTATAGCACCTAAAGATTCTGCGTCTCCAAATTCAAATTGTTCTATAAGATCTTCTATTATTTCTGGTGGAAAATCAGCGCCATTAGGACCATAAAATTCTTTTAACTGTTCTATTTTTTGATCTATTATACTTTGACCATATTGAATTTTTTCTTCTTTAGATAAATCTTTATATTTTATAGCATTAGGGTTTAATAAATCTACATTACCAATAATAAATCTTGGATCGACATTTGACATATCAACACTAAAATTATCTGCTGTTAATTTATCTCCAATTTCTGGTACAGATGCATCAAGTCTTCCAACCACTTCTTTGTGAAAAGGTAATTTTTTTGAAACTTCACCAGCACCTTCTACAGCACTGTCGTAATAATTTCTAAGTTCATCTATCGCTTCTTCTACTGTTCCAATATTTTTTTCTGTTATTGTTTTACCATAAAATTTATTTAATTTTTTTAAAGCAGATTCTAATTTTGCAGATTTTTTTGCTAAAACTTCGTAGTTAATTTCTTTTCCTTGCCACGTATAGTTTTGAATATTAAAAATTTTATCTGATAATTTTTTATCATTTAACATGGAAATTCTTTCAATTAGTGCAACAGGGACAGGGTTGTGTCCAAGCTGTGCAACAGAATCAGGAAAATACAATTCGTTTTTTCCTAATGTTTTGTTCATAGCTTTGTTAATTTGACGATTTAAAGCTGTAAAATCTTTTCCATCTACTTTTGATCTTAATTCATAGTTTTCTGAACTTTTCTTTTTTAAACTAGAATCATACTTTCTAGATTCATAAACTCTTGATTTATTTTTAGCATAATCTTTTAATGCAGAAATTGTTTCATTTAATTTAAATCCTTTTTTACCTCCAGCCATTTCTATAGGCGTTAAACCTTGGTCTTTTAATATTTGAATAAAAAAATTATTAGATCTTTTGCTGACCGTTGTATCAATACCTAAAATTTCTTGTAATTCTTGTCTGTTATAAACTTTATTTTTATTTACTTTTATTTCTTTAAGTCTGTTATTAATAATTGTAGGACTATCTCTTAATCTATCTGTAAAATCTACAAAATTTAAAGGAACTTTTGATAACTCAATATCAGATTCTAATCTATTTTGTGTTGTTTCAAATTTAAAACCTGATCTTTTTGCAGCGTTTAATATTGATGTGTATAAACTTTCAAATTTTTTATCTCCTGTTTTCTTTTTTAAATTTGTTTTTTTATCTGTTTTTTCTAAACCAGCTATTTCCCTTATTGCAGCTTTTAAATTACCTGCGTGTTTTTGTTTTGAATACGTATTAAGTTTTTCAAAAAAAGGAATATTAGTTTTTTGAGGAATAGACTCTCTTGTTCCTTGAGCGGGACTACCTTTTATTATAGTATAATCTTGCCACTTTTTATTTTCAAAGTCTTTTTTAAGATCAGATTTTTTAATTTTTTTTAATGAATCATCTGTTTCTTTATTATAAAAAATAAAATCTTTTAAAGTTTGTTCTGGAATTTCTGATCCTCCCATGGTTACAGGAATGTCTATTGTACCTGAAACTGGTGGTTTTTGTATTTCTATATCAGGTGGTTCAGAGCCACCAATTGTTAATGGTATATCTGGTTTTTCTCCTTCTCCAAAACCTTTTGGTTTAGTCATCTCTCTAATCTTCTCTGCTTCTCTTTCCATCTCATCTGCATCAGGTGCAATAACTCCTGGTATTTTTAAACCAAAGGCAAGTGCTATACCTCTAAACTGTGGTGTGTCCATAACTTCGGGGTTTTCTTTTAAGTAGTCTGTAACTTTATTACCAAGTTCTGTAGCGCCAACACCTGCTGTAGCAATACCTAATGCTTTAGCTAAACCAAATGTTGCAGGGTAAGATAGTAAAGGAGCAACAGCAGCACCAGCTACAAAATTCTGTCTCATCATCCCGCCATTAGCTGCAGGGTTTCTGTCTTCAAAGTCTTTGTATGGGTTTTCTGGTACTGGTAATTCTGATGCAGGGATCACGGTGCCTGGACCAAACTTCTCATTCATCATGTCTTTAATTGCATCAGTCTCTGCGCTAGCAAAATACTTTTCACCTAGATTAGGTGTTTCTACATCATCAAGTGTTCCGGTTATTGGGTTGTATATGTATTTCATCTTAAACTTATTATACCTCCCTCTGCCATGTCAAAGTCATTTGTTGGAGGATCTGTTTGAAATATATGGTCGTTAGTATCTTCTAAAATTTTATTAATTTGTTTGTCAGATAAATTTGCGTAGTTACCTTGTTTACCTGCAACTTTATTTGCTTCTTTCATAGCCTCCATTGGCTCTAAAGCTTTAATTGCTGCAACGGCTTCTGCAACAGGGTCAGCAAGTTTAACAACATTTTTTCCACTTACTTGATCTAATTTATTTAATAAATTTTCTGTAATTTTTTTACCTTCTTCAGAATCTGCAGCTATTGCTTTAATTCCTTCTTTTTCTTTTTTAGGAAACTGTAGTAAATCACCTTTGTCTTTAGGAAATGTTAAATCAGACAGGTCACTAAATAAATCATTCTGTCCTATATCAACACCAAAGAAAGGTTCTTCTGATATATCTTTTTGATACAATTTAAATTTGCCTGGGTGTGTTCTTTTTAATGAATCTAAATATTGAAATTTATCGTTAGCGTTTTGCATAACTCTTTGCATAATTTGATCCGGTGTTTTATAAAAATTACTTTGACCTGACTTAATGGTTTTAGTTGCACTGTTTAACTCTTTAATACGTTCTAATTTTTCTACATCATTTAAATAATCTAATGCATTTGCTGGTCCGTCTTTTTTAAATGGTAGATAGTCATTATCTCTTAAAAATTTTATCATACCGTCTGGACCTTTAAGAGGAACTTCACCATCCATTGCTGCTTTGTTAATTGCATCGTCTAGATCGTCAAATATTTTTGTACCAAAGTGGTATTGTAAAACTCTGTTAGGATCAGGCGCAAAAAAGTCTGCACCACCGTGATGATAGTGTCCTTTTTTTATTGCTTCGTATATTTTAGGATCAAGGTTAATGATTCCTGCTTCATGGAGCTTGGGTAAGTGATAACCACCTAGTGCTCTGTAGTTACCATCATTTTTTTCGTACGCACGACCATTGTAAAGTCTTTTCATACGTTCATCATTATCTTTTTTCTGTTGTGATAAAATTTCTTCTTGTTTTCTTCCTGTTTTTGTTAAATCTTCTATTTTTTCTTTAGATTTATTTATATATTCTAAAATTTCATTACCTTCACTACTTAAACCGGTACTTTCGTTGCCTAAAAATCTTTTATTTTTAACAAATGAACTGTAAAGTTCTTCTACGTCAATTTTTTGTGACTCTAATCCTTTTGTAATGTCTTTAAGCACAACTTGTGATCGTTGCAGCACACCTAAATTATAATTTAAGTTTTGTTTTTGTAAATCACTTAATTTGTAACCACCTGCACGTATAAATTTAAAAGTTTTTTGCCAATTTTCTTTTTGATCATCAATAGATTGTCTAATTAAATTGTATCTGTCTTTAGGATCTAGTGTTTGTATAAAATATTTACCAAATTGACCTTGTTGTGTAGGGTCCGTGATTCGTGATCCTATTAACGGGTAGTCTCCTGCAACTTTTTTAGTAATAGGTTTAATAATATTTGATCCAACATCATCAATACCACCTTTAGGCACATCTTTACCAACAAATTCAAGAGCTTCCTCCTTGGTTTTACCCATGTTCATCAATAATTTTATAATTTCATCCATTAATAATACGCTTTTACCTTATACTCTGTGGGTTCATCTTCATAATCTTCAGGGTGTTGGACAAAGCCGCCTTGTCTGAATCGCATAACGGCTTGAGTCATACTATCGACTAAGTCATCATGATCGCCATGTGGGAATGCTGCGCACTCTTCTATAACTTCATCTGCAAAATTTTGTTCTGGTGCCCAAATCATACCAGACTCAAATAACGGTGCACATGCATTTACTCTAGAATGTTTATCATTTCCTTTGCTCGGTGTAAAGTTAACAACTGGAATATTCATTTGTCTTAATTCATACGTCAAAGGCATTCCAGATGCCTTAGCCTCAACTATTACAGTCTCCGGTTGCCAATATTTATACTGCTCAAGAGCTCTTCTACGTAATTCTGGAAACTCTAGACGTTCTTTTATGGCATCAAGAAGCATTAAATTAGGTCCAGAATCATTGTCAGGATAAAATACACCCCAAGTAGTAATAGCAGAATAGTCCGCAGTTTCTTTTTTTAAGAATGCTGTATCATAAGATTGTATTACATGATGTAAATCTGGTATCCAATCATGATCCCACTTACGCCACCACTCACGTTTTATAATTGCACCTTCCTCAGACGTTGGTTGTTGCATCCATTGTGCGTTCCATTTACCAACCGGTAGTGTTGCTTTTACTTTCTCAAGCTCATCAATGTTCCAATACTCAGGCCATACAGGTTTTTGTTTCTTAGGTCCATGGTCCAAGATCGCTGGAAACTCGACCACGTGCCACTGATCTGCTTTAGGTTCTTTTTGTTTTGATACCAACATACCTGTTAGATCTTTTGTAGACCATCTTGTCATTACACAAACAATCTTGCCGCCTGGTTGTAAACGTTGCCTAGGTCCTGACGTGTACCATTCATAAGCAGACTCCATTGCAGTATTTGACATTGCATCTTGCTCAGAGTGCGGGTCATCAATAATCAATAAATCCGCACCACGGCCCGTGATCGCACCACCTACACCAGCAGCAAAGTACTCACCACCTTGCGCTGTCTCCCAACGTCCCGCAGCCTGACTATCTTCACGTAAAGTTGTATCAAAAACTTTTCTATAATCGTCACTATCAATTAGTGTTTTTGCCTTACGACCAAACCTTACGGCGAGTTCTCCTGTGTGCGTTGCTTGAATAATTTTTAATTTTGGATTACGGCCCACCATCCACGCTGGTAACAAGAAAGATGCAAACTCTGACTTTGTATGTCTTGGTGGCATGT